AAATGGTACAGAGACAGGCAATGAGCCACGCTGTAAATAACTTTGGATGGGATACAGGTAAAGCAGCAGAGTTTGTATCGTGGTCGCAGAATCCTCAAAATCTTACTTTAGATAATTTAGCTAAGTTGTTTGAATTGAGAACTAATCCTAACCCAGTAGTAAAACAACGTACTGAAGAAATGCAAAATCAGGCTAATCGTTTAAATGTACCTAAAACTGCAGTAGTGCAGAATGGTCAAGCAGAACAACCTAGAACTGATGAGCAATTATTTAGCGATGCTTTACTAGGTAAGGTTTAGTTGTAAAGTAAACTAGAATAATAGGAGACAGAAAATGGCAGCTACAGAAAAGCTACTAAAAGCTTCTGGTGTGCTTTATACGGATAGACGGAATTTTTACGTAGATCCGCAGGTCACTAAGGAGCTATGGACAGATGTCGCACCTTTTACTACATTAATTAGTAATCAGGAACAGCGTGACGTATCTGATCCACTTTTTAAGATGTTTGAACATCGTAATCCATGGATAAAGCAAGAGTTTCAATCTGCAACAGATGTTGCTAGTAGAAGTGCAGCAGATGCAGAGTCTGGCGATATGGACATTGATAACATTGTAGGACTTTCTGCAAATGCAGATAGTTCTTATGTTGGACTTGTTTGTGAAGTTTGGGACTCAACAAAAACAACAAAAAGAGGTAATGCAATTATTTCTTCTGTTGTTGACTCTAATACTATCAAATTTAAAGTAATGGGAGATGCGGCTATTGATGTTGCTGATAACGATTACTTTATTGTTGTTGGTAATGCACATGG